ATGGACAGGCCGGTGCTGGTTTATTCTTACGTACGAATGAGTTCGACCGCCCAGACCAAGGGTGATTCGGAGCGCCGGCAGATTGAGCAGGCGAAGGCGTACGCGGAGAAGCACGGCTACACGATGGCTCCGGCGATCCTCGACCTGGGGGTGTCCGCCTTCAAAGGGGCGAACCGGAAGAAGGGGGCGCTGGGCGGGTTCCTGAAGGCGATCAAGGAAGGGCTGGTCCAGCCAGGGATTCTGGTGATCGAGGCCGTGGACCGGCTCAGCCGTGAAGAGCCGATGGACATCCTGATGTTGCTCCGCGACATTTTGTCCACGGGGATGAGCATCCACCTGCTCAGCTTGAACCAGACGATCGATCAGAAGAGCTTCGCCGAGGTGACGTGGCTGCTGCCGGCCATCGCCTCCATGGCCGGTCTAGCTCACACCGAATCTAAGCAAAAGAGTCAGCGCATCGAAGCGGCGTACCGCGAGCGCCAGAGGCAGGCGCGTCAGGGTGTCACACTGAAGGGCAACTACCATCCGGCATGGCTGCGCCGGGTCTACCATCCGGACGGTACGGTCGAACACGTCATCATCGAGGAGGTGGCAGCGGCCGTCCGCCGAGTGTTCCAACTCGCCGCAACCGGCATGGGCTCACACTCCATCGCCCGTACCTTGAATTCTGAGGGGGTCCCGGTCGTCCCGGCCTGCTTCGGGGACAGCGAAGAAGCGAAGGAACGAGCCGCCAACCGGCGCTGGTATCAGGCTTACGTTGGGAGACTTACGTTAGACCGCAGAGTACTGGGTGAGTACCAGCCGAAGAAGACGGACGGGGATCGTTCATCCCCGCTGGGCGACCCCATCCCCGGCCATTTCCCGGCGATCATCAGCCAGGAAGTCTGGGATCAGGTTCAAGCTGCCAAGCATCCGAAGCACGGCAAGAAGACCGGTGGCCGCAAGCTTCAGATGTCGAACCTGTTTACCGGTGGGATGGCGAAGTGCGACCACTGCGGCGAGCCAATGCGCATCCTCGGGCGCTGGAACGCAGACAAGACGAAGGAACGCCTGTATCTGCGGTGCGCCTCGCACCAAGAGGGAGGCAACCCTTGCGATAACAAGCGCACGCCCCGCTACGACTGGTTCGAGAAGAAGTTCTTCAAGGCCCTGCCGGATATCCCGTGGCGGGGACTGCTCCAGAACATCGAGCCGGATGATGGGGTGGAAGCGGTTACCCGGCAGATCGAGGAAATCAGCGTCCGGATCGACAGCCTTCAGAAGGTGAGCACCCGCCTGCTGCGCCTGATCGAATCTGAGGATGAGCCCGACGCCGAGATATTCACCCGGCGGCGCGAGATTCAGGCCGACATCGGCGACCTGCTGAAGCGGAAGGACGTGCTGATTCGGGATCGCGAGGGGCTGCGTCTGGTCGCCGGCACCGACGAGCACGTGGTGGACGAAGCGGCCGAACTGATCCTCATGATGGAGGGGCAGTCCGAAACCGAACTCTTCATCACCCGGCAGAAGCTGCACGTGCTGCTGTGGCGCATCGTCGAGGGGGCGTACTTCACCGGCTACACCCCAGGCACCGCCCGGGTTCTCATCCGCGGCGGGCTGATTCTGACAATCCCCCTCGACGAGTTCGGTGAGGTCCGCAGCGGATACTGCAAGGCGGTGCAACGCGTGCTGCCGAACGACGGCATCCCGCCGCTGGAGCCGAACGAGGCTGGTACCCAGTTGATCGCGGCCGAGTAGGTCAGACCCACTTCAGCACGGGATCGCCCTGATACCCGTGCTCCCAGACGAACCACGCGAAGGCAATCATTCCCTTGCGTGGCACCGGCTCGCCATTGCGGCTGAAGGCCAGACGGCGGCGGAATACGTAGACCCGGGCGAGCGGGGTTTCAGAGAACAGCTTCTCGCGCCGCACCCCCTCCAGAAACTGAAGCTTCAGCAGCATCGCCACCTTCCCGGTGGAGCACGCCAGCGCGTGCCGGATGAACGGCTCGGCCAGACTGAACGGGGGATTGGTGACGACGTGGTCCACCACCTCCCGGGTCTGAAGGAAGTCGATCCCCCCCGCCCCGTAGCCGCGGTCCACCAGATCCGTGGCGATCACCGCCTCAACGCCCGGCAGCGCGTCGAGGTGGCGCGCCATCGCGCCGTCGCCGCAGGCCGGCTCCCAGACGATCCCCGGGAAAGATTCGCGCGCCAGCAGCGCCAGGGTGGCCGAATCTGGGGTGGGATAAAAATCGTCCTCAGCCCGCTGGGGTGACTTACCAGCAAGGCTTATCGCTCGGTTCTGAGATCCATGGGTAGTTTCCATGGATATAGTTATTCACCGAACAGGCTGTCAGCCCTGTCAAAGCTGTCGAGTCTGTCAACCCTGTCAACACTGTCAAAGTCTTTGTTTGACGAGGACTAGATGACTCGCCATGGTGCGCGGCTGAGGAGCAAACGATGCCGTAAGCCCAAACGAAAACCCCCACCGGATTGCAGTCCGGCAGGGGCTTCAGATTCAAAAGGTTTGGAGATCAAGCAATCCGAACCTACTGACCTGACCGACTCGGTGTCAAGCACCGAGATTGAGATCGTTTGTGCCCGCGGCCAGCCATGAGGTTGGTCAGTGCCCAAGCCGAACCCATTTCGGATGAAGACGGAGACCCCGACTTTCACGCCGATGCGCCGCGACAAGAAGCGGGGCTACTACCTGAACGACCGCGCCGAGAAGGCGTCGCTGAATGCCCTGGTGGAGGGATTCCGGAGGGGCAGCTACATCCTGCCCCGCTCGGTCCGCAGATTCCTGCGCCGGCCGCTGGAGGCGTACCAGGGCCGTCCCCGGCTGGCGAAGGCGATCTCGATCCTGGCCAACCTGATCGGCAGATTCCACACCGGTGAGCACAACTTCGTCCAGCGGGGCTGCGGCATCGGTGGGGAAGGCGCGGGTTTCTTCCTGTCCCGCAAGGGCCTGTGCGGCCCGAACGGCTTTCAGGGCCTCACCGAAGCCCTGGTCCGCGAAGCCACCCAGGTGCTGATCCAGATCGGCTTCATCGAGCGGATCACCCCGGCCGGCGAACTCACCGAGGTTCGGGCCCCGAAGAACGCCAAGACCCCGTTCGGCTACTTCCGCCGCGGCTTGAAGGCAAAGAAGGACGCCCTGGGTCGGATTCGCAGTCCCATGGTGATGTACCGCCTCGGCCCGGACACCCGCCAACTCTTCGCCAAGACCCTTCGTCGGACCGAGACACGGGGAGAGGGGGCCGTGGGGGAACCTCTATGGAGTAACTCCGTAAATATTTTAGATTCTGAGCCCGGTGGAAACCGCGCGGGGAAACATAGTGGTTCTAGCTATGACGATGCTGGCCACGACCCCGGCGACCCCAGATTCCACCGCTACCGGCCGAACCCAGATCGCGACCCGCTGACGAAGCGCCGCTGGCCCGATGCGGTGCGCCTCGCCGAGATGGAGAAGCTGGAGCAGTGGAAGCGGGGACCGAAGCCGAACTTGGCCTTCGAGCGCCACAGGGAGGCCCAGTGGCGGCTTCCGACGCAGGCGAGCGACCCGATGCCCAGGTTGAGCCGGGGGGCCCTCACCAGCCGTTTCCTGCGGGGTGATGGGTGAAACGGAGCTGTCGACCGGCCCCAGTCCGGGTGAGCTGGCCGTTACAGGCCCTCCCCTCCCGGCTTGCGAGCCCGCTTCATCGGTGTGGGCTCGAACCACTCGGGTCGAACGCTGTGCTTCCGCGCCGCGGCATGGGTCAGGCAGATGAGTTGCCCGGCGTTGCCGATGCCGCAGCCTTCAGGGATAGGCCCTGTATGCCTCAGAATTGGCCCAGGAGCGATTTTCGCCAGCGCCTGCGGCCCACCTACCAGAAGAAGGCGCTCGCGGCTCAGGAAGTCATTCTCGGCCTCCAGTTCGGCCACGTAATCGGTCAGCGCCTTCAAGTCAGATTCAGAGATCGTCATGAGGGAATTTAATATTGCCCCCGCCGAAGCCGACGTGATTAAACGCATTCATTGCTTAATCCATAGGTATATGACTTTGCCCCGACCATTCGACCTCGGCCCTCTGCCGGCCTTCACCAACCTGACCGCAATCCAACTCGCCCTGTGGGACGACGGACCCGAACTGAAGATCGCGAAGAGCGGACGGAAGACCGGCGCGGTTCGCTACAAGCTGACCATCGAGGCGTACTTCCAGCCGAACCAGCCGCTCAACAAGCGCCAGTACGTGTTCAAGCGGAACATACCCCTCAGAGCAGCCAACCCATTCCTCACCCTGATCGACAAGCAGAAGGCGAAGGGCACCATCACAGATTCGTACCACAAGAATCTCGGTGACACCGTCCTGGCCCTGCCGCTGCCCGATCGGGACCAGTTCATGTTCGGCCAGATCTGGGAGAACAACGAAGGATGGCGGTATTTCGAGGACCAGTTCGTCGCCGTCAAAATGCCGAAGGGCGATGACCCGGCTGTGGCAATCATCTTCAACGAAGGCACCGAACTGATGACCGAACAGATGAACAGCCACTTCGCCTCCGGCAAGATGACCCACTCCGCATTCATCGACCTCAGCTAGACATCCGTGACTGAGGGACGAAGTCCCGAGATCCATAGATATCTACATAGGTATCTACATCAACGATGTCTACCTAGATATCTATGGATCTCGGCTTCGCCTCAGTTAGAGATGTCTACGTGATTCGGCTCCCGCCTCAATGTCTACGTGATGTCTACGAACTCGGCTGCGCCTCGATGACAAGGAGTTTGTCTTCTCCCTTCAGGCTCGACAAACTCAGGGAATGAAGCAGATGCGACTCAGGACTTCGCCTTCGCTGTTCGGTTTTTTTCACACCCAATTGAGAAGAAGATAGTGAACCGGGCGAAACGGATAAATTGACCGGACACTCTCCGATCACATACAATACGTTCATTACTTAAATCAGTTGGAACACCATGAACATCGACATCACCCAGGCGATTACCACGGAACTGGACAACCTCCGCACGATCATCGGCGCAACCACAACGGACAACCTGAAGACGATTCGCGAGATCATCAGCGCCGAGATCTCCATCCGCACCGAACGGGAATACGAAGAGCAGCGCAACGCCCGGAGACGAGCCGAACGAGCCGCGAAGAACCCGAAGCTCCCGCCCACACCGGAACAGATCGAAGAGCGGAAGGCCAAGGATCGGGAACGGCTCCGCAGATTCCGAGAAGCGAAGAAGGCAGCCGGCAAGTGACGAAGGCTGAACGTAAGGCCGACAACGAGTGGTTCAATCGCACTACGACGACGGACATCATGGTTTCCCAGGGGGCCCACATTGGCGAGGTGGTTTACCCCTACAACAGAATACAGACTATCCACCAACCCGGCTGCGAAGGATCAGACTTCGTCCTCAACCGAGACAACGGCTCGACCTGGGTCGAACCTCTCGGAAGCGTTCTCGAATGGTGCATTTTCAACAACATCGAGGTTGATCAGCATCCAACGATGTCGATCTTCCGAATGACACCACAAACAGACAATGCTAAGTTCCTCGTCAAGATGCGCTGGTACTGAGGAGTCCGACAAGTGACCGAACTCACCGACAGCGAGGCATCGGAACTCCACGCAAAGTGGTTGGACCAGTTCCAAAACGGAGACGCCCATGTACTGCCGTGCTCACCATTGGAAATCGTCCTGATCCACGGCCAGGAACATCGCAGCAACCGTGCGCCACTCGGAACAACTCGTGCATGGTGCGAGGCGAACAACATCAGCATCGACCCGCATCCATACTTCGTAGACATGTTCCGCGCCTTCGCTGAGACCGAAGATGCGAAGTACCTATTCAAGACTCGCTGGCCTTAATATATTGCCATCAAGGTGCCAACCAAGTACAAGTAGATCCACGGCATTCGTTCCGCCGTCCTTTCTAATCAGCTTGTAGGTTGGTGCCGCACACCAGTCTGAGCATTAAGTCTTCTTCATCAAATATTCTCCGTAGAAACAACTAAAGGGGGGATCTCACGATCCTCCCTTTTTCTTCGTCTGGTCCACGCCTGCGGCTAAGACGAAGGCATAAATACCAGCGTGATTATTGCAGGTATAGACCCAGGCACTTCAGGGGCCATCGTTATCATCGACAACAATTCGAGAATCATCGGCGTCCACGATATGCCGATCATCCACGAAGCCATGTCATCAGGTAAGACCGTGAAGCGAGTGGATGTCCTCACACTGGCCGCAACCCTGAAGCTCTACCCGCTGGATCTGATCGTCATCGAACAGGTCTCAGCACGGCCAGGACAGGGCGCAGTCTCGACGTTCAGCTTCGGTCACACAGCCGGCGCGATCGGAGCGGTGGCCGCGCTGACAGGGGCGGAGATTCAGACCGTCCGGCCGGCAACGTGGAAGCGAGCCATGGGGCTGACCGCCGAGAAGGACTGTTCCCGGGATCGGGCCATCGAACTGTCAGGGCAGGCCGAGCACTTCAAGCTGAAGCGCCATCATGACCGAGCCGAAGCGTACCTGTTGGCGATCTGGGGAATGAACAGCACGACGATCACTGAGGGCGAATCGTCAACCAACTATCAGGAAGTAGTGAAGCACAACGATGAGTGATGATGAGAACAAGCCAAACGTGAAGCTGACCGGCCGTCCGAAGTACTCTCCGCCGAACGTCGAACTGATTCGGGCTGAGGCTGAGATCCTTCCAGCACCGGATCGGAAGATGCCCGTGGATACTCGGGTGACCCGTCGAACCACCGTCTCGGTTGCAAATTCGGCAGACAATGAAAAGGTTGTCGAAGAGTATTTGCAGAAGCACGGTCTAATGATGGTCAAGGAGATGCTGGGGCTCGCGCTTTCGCCCGATGTCAAGCACAATATTAAACTTTCTGCGCTTCAGTATCTGATCGATCGAACTTATGGCAAGGCCACTCAGCGCTCCGAAAGTCACGAGGTCATCGAGAACGTTACTTCTCTACATCTACAGGCATTGAAGGCGACGGTCAAGCCGAAGACTGAATGAAAAAGCCTCTGACCCCGGGTTTTCTTCCGGTGATCAGAGGCTCTGAGTAGTCCTAGCGCCTCTACTTATCTTCGGTCTGGTGCGGCGGACGGTTAAGGGATCATGCAGCCACGTTAACCATGTTCGGCGATGATCCTGTGGATATCTGCCTCAGCCCTTGACGCCATGATCAGCAGCACGATGGTGGGCGGCTGGCGGTAGTGGATCGCCAGTCATTCACCAGTCGATCCGCTTCCCTCCTCTGCCGAGGACTGGCTTCAGGTTGTACCGAAGACTGGCCGGCGACTGGCCCTCAGGTTGTACGACAGAGCACGGCAAGACAAGAGATTCCATAATACGTCTTATGCGAACGCTCCTAGTTGCATCTAGGTGAGGATCGGTTGTGCCGCCGATCCATCACTATGGTTGCATTCGCCGCGGCCTGAGTTGTGCCGCCCAACCATCAGGGCCAGCAGTCGCCCACATGATCTTCAGCCAGTCAATAGCCCATACCCTGTCAAGACATATCTTTCTGCAAAGATGGTTAACGTGGCTGCATGACTTCTTAACCATCAGGCCGACAGGTCAAACCAACACAACTTCCCAGCCAGCAAGATGAAGAGAAGAACAGGCTGATTCCCCACAACTTCCCAGCTTGTGGATAACTCGATTTTCTTCGAAAAAAAGTGCGATACCCCCCACCCGGCCTCTTGACAGGGGTCGGCCTAAAAACGCAGCCGGCGCATCCAAAAAATTAATATAGTTTCCAAAATGCCTTAAGCGGTAAACTAACTGCTCACAAAAATTTTGGACAAACAATTGACAGTCATTCTTTATCGCGACACCCACAAAAGCTGGGAGAAGATGCGCGAACGTTGCCACAACTCGAACAACGAAAATTTTAAAAATTACGGGGCGCGGGGAATCTCCGTTGATCCTCGCTGGGACGATTTTGGTAAGTTTGTAGAGGACATGGGTCTTCGTCCTACCGGCATGACTCTGGACCGGATCGACAACGATGGGCCGTACACTAAAGCAAATTGTCGGTGGGCGACTTCTGTCGAACAGGCCCGCAACAAGCGTAATTCGGTCCTTCTGACATACCGTGGCCAGACCAAGCACATTCGTCACTGGTGTGAAGAATTGGGGATCAATTACTGGACGGCCCGATTGCGCCGACAGAAGGGCTGCTCAGTCGAAGAAATTCTCTCCACTGAGAACTTGCCGACCAATCCTCCGTCAGGAAGCCGTCTGGCAAGACCAATCAACACTCCTGCCGGACCGTTCGAGTCGCAATCTGCTGCGGCGAAGCACTTCGGACTCACTCGTGCTCGCGTGTCTCAGCTTGTGAAGCGGGGGACGAATGGCTGGGGCCGCGCGTGATCGCGCGTGTCCTACAGTGCTTTACTAAATACTCCCATGAACACTGAAACCGACATCGAAACTGTAAGCCTCGTGGATCTTCACCTCGAAGCCATCCGCGCCGCTGTTAAGAAGCCTTCGCCCCCCACCTTCAAGGCCGGCGACATCGTTCGTCTAAAGACATGGTCCCCGAACATGACCGTCACCGGTCTCAACAAGGATCGCACGGTTGTTTTCACCAAGTGGTACGACACCACTCTTCACACGTTCTGCACCGAGTCGTTTGAAATCGAAACAATCGTACTGGCGCAGGTGAAGTGATGATTGAGATCGTTTCCGTCTTCATCTCGCTCATCGCCCTCTTCGCCGCGATCAATATTCTGGACCGGTACTTCCGCTACCACATGGCAGCGATTCACAATCGCTTCGAGACCCTGGAAGCCAATCTCCGAGGTGCATTCTTCAGTCTCAACGACCGCCTGGACGCTGCTGAGAAGGCTCGGGCTGACGGGGAGGTGAAGTGATGTCCCTCCCCATCCTCATGCGAACCGGTTTCGTCGCGCTGAACCCCTCCCTTCGGCCGGCAGTCGAGCCCCGTGGCGGCTCCCTGGCCCCGATGGTGACGAATGAGGTGGTTCATGCGGCGAGCCTCATTGTCCAGCAGCTTTCCCTGGACTTCGCCGCTCAGGGCCTGCCGCTCGATGAGTATCAGATTGTGATTCAGGTGTCGGCGCGCCCGAGCGCCTGATTCAGCAGATTCAGAAATCAGCGGACCTGTGGGATGGGGGCGATCGGCTCATGATGTGCTCCCCACGCTGGAAACCCCACAGTTTGCCGACTGGTACGGAATCATCATGGAGCCGATGATTCCACTTCAATGATGAAATGGGTGAGCTGCCCGTCGACATTCCGGGCGAGCTGCATATTACAGCCCCACGAATACAAATATAGCTTTGAAACGATCATTCCGGTACAGTTCAATCACGGTCAGGACAACGTTTCAGTCCTCGACCTTCGCATTTTCTAACGCGTAGCACCTTTTTCACCCCATATTTTTTCTAACGACAATGAGTGTTTTTGATTCAACAATTTTTGGACGACTTGAGGCTGAGATTCGCGAGGCGTACCGGCTTCAGAAGAAGAGCGCGGCTGAGCGGGGGATTCCGTTCCGTTTGACCCTGGAAGAGTGGGTCGATTTCTGGTTTCAGCCTGACCCGATCCGTGGGGATGGCGTACCGGCGTATTTCCGCCGGGGCCGGAACCGCGACAGCTACGTGATGGCCCGTCACAATGACGAGGGCGCGTACGAGCTTGGCAACATCAGCATCAAGACCCAGGTGGAGAACTGCCGCGAGCGCAAGCCGAGCCCGAACCGGTTCTCTGCCACGGCGAAGCGGCGGGTACTGATTCAGTGCGCCTGGACCCCGCGCCCGGTACGCACCCCTCTGGGGAGCTTCAAGAGCGTGACGGCTGCGGCGAAGGCCCATGACCGGACGTGTGATGAGATCCGCCGGCAGATTCTGAAGGGGACCCCTGGATTCCAGTATGTGGAAGCCTGGGAGGCCCTGGTTGGCGTAGAGCACAGCCAGTCGGCTGGGTCGGATCAGGCTGGGGCTTCGGTGGTCGCGCAGACCCTTCAGGGGGGTCTGTGATGACCTTCAACAGCCAAATGGTCGTCTACAACGAGGACGGGACGGAGAACTCCCAGGCGACCGCGCTGATGCGGATCATCCTCGACCGGTTTGCGGTGGAAATGCTCGGCCGGGTTGCGGTGGAAACGTGCCGCCCGAAGGATGTCACCACGATCATCGTCGAAGCCCTCTCGGCTTCGCTGATCCACCAGTTCGAGGAAGAAGGCTACGAGGGCTGCGCGTGGCGGATTGATGAGACTGAGCCAGACCGGTGGCGGGAACCGACCCTCCATACCTACGAGCGGTGCGCCAAGCTGAAACCAGTCGCCGCGGCCGTCCTCAAGGCTCTGAAGGATGCGGGGGTGGTGCGATGAAGCACTACATCCTTGGAAAATTGTTCTCTGGTTGGGCGCTTGTAGTGCCCAACTCTGGAACCGGCGAACGCTACTATGTCAACACCCCAGAAGAGGTGCTGAATTGGTGCGCGGATCGTCATATCGACGTTCAGCAAACTGGCAGTCGCTGGCAGATCATCGTGAGTGATGAAGAGGCTGTCTTTGACTTCCGCATGAAGTGGGAGTCGGGAAGCAAAAAGTATCAGTTCACCGAATTTGGAGACGAAAGCCTTATTTTCGATTGCACTGGCGGCAGCCGAGTGAGAATCAGATCGAAGGCGGTAAAGTCATCCGATTTGAAAACATGGCTGGCTGAGCGAGAAATCAAGGTCGAGAGGAACGAAGGCGGTCGATCTATCATCATGTTCGACGAGCCTGCGGCGGCCTTCGAATTCAAGCTGAGGTGGCTGTGATGAGGGACTTCGTAATTCAGTGGGTTGTACCCGTTCTCGTGACCGAACTCGCGGTGGCCGGGGTCATCCTGTTGCCGTTCCTGTGCATCGGCATAATCAGGGTCATTCTCGAAAAATGACCGACTCCTTCCTCTCCCTCCCTCTCCACGCCCATCTGTCGGCGGATCAGCTTCAGGCGTTCCCGATGGCGGATCTGAACCGGGTGGTCGCGCACTGGCATGATCAGGGGGTGTACGTGACCGATGTCACCGTGCAGCCCGAGGTGTTCAAGGCGTGGCAGGATGAGATCCGCAGCGGGCTCATCCGGAAGAAGCTCACCCTGACCGACCCGGACATGGTGGCGCGTCTCGACGAGGCCCTGAAGCAGTTCGACGTGGTCCGGGCCAGCCCCGGCCCGCGGCTGTTCAAGACCCAGGTGGGCGCGGTGCAGATTCACCTGACCACGGACGGCCAGGATGGCTGATTCCACGCTGCGGATCGACCCGAGCCTTCCTCTGCCCTGGCTCGTCACGGTGCCGCCGGCCCGCCGGCCGGATCTGCTGGTGGCGAACAAGCGGTACGACACGTTCGGGAAGCTCGAAAGCTGGGCTTTCCGCAACAAAACGGCCATCGGCGTGCATGAAGGCAGCCCGCCGAAGGTCATCGGATTCCTCAGCCGCGAATTGGCCGAGAAATTCATCAAAGAATATCGACTTTGACCCTTGTACATAGTATAAAAGTCACCAGTTAGAAAATCATGGGTGACGCGTAGAGGGGAGGCGGAAACGTCTCCCCTTTTTCGTGCGCGTAAATACGCGCATGTCAGAATTTGAAGATATTAGTGAGTGGACGAAGTTTGTTGAGCATGGCGCTGGGCTCCCGGAGCCTGAGTTCGAGTTCAACGACAACCCCTACATCGATTTTGTTCGCCGTTACAGGGACGATCCGGTCGCATTCTGCCGCGACATTATCGGCATTGAGCCGAATGCTTGGCAGCAGGAGGCCCTTACACGGATCTCGGGCCCCGAACCGGTCCGAAAGATCGCGATCCGCTCCGGCCACGGCGTCGGAAAGTCCTGCATGGTCTCTCTGGCCGCGATCCACAAGCTGGTCACGTGTTACCCGGTCAAGGTGATCGTCACCGGCCCCGTCGCGGCGACCCTGATGTCCGGTCTACTGCCCGAGATCAAGTCCTGGCTGCGCCGGCTGCCTGCATACATCAGGGAAAGCTTCGAAATCCGCGCAGACAAGATCTTCCTGAAGGAAGACCCGGATGGCGCGTTTCTTCATGCTCGTACCTGCTCCCGCGACAACCCCACCTCGATTCAGGGGATTCACGCCGACAACGTCATGATCATCTGCGACGAGGCGGCGGGTATCGACGAACAGGTGTTCCAGGCCGCAACGGGCTCGATGTCGAGCACCAACGCACAGTTCGTACTGATCGGCAACCCGACATCGCTCACCGGTCAGTTTTACCGGGCATTCCACGAGTCGAAGGACAGTTGGTCCACCATGCACGTCAGTTGCGTGGACTTCCCCGATCGCGTTGACCCGAAGTTTTTGGCCGAGTTGGAGCATGAATACGGGATAGATAGCGATCAGTACCGCATCCGCGTACTGGGTGACTTCCCGAAGTCTGAGAATAACACTCTGATCTCGGCCGAACTGGTCGAGAGCGCGATGAACCGGGACATCGCGGTCGATCCGCTGGCCCCGCTGATTTACGGCCTCGACGTGGCCCGCCACGGTGGTGACCGCTCGGTGCTGATCAAGCGCCGGGGCAACGTGGTGCTCGACTGGAAGATCTATAGGGGCCTGGACCTGATGCAGCTTGTCGGCCACGTGATGGCCGAAGCTCAGACCGACAACCCGACAGAGATTTGTGTCGATTCGATCGGCATGGGCCAGGGTGTGAGCGACCGTCTCCGGGAATTGAGGATGCCGGCGCGGGACGTGAACGTGGCGGAAACTTCCGCCATGAACCCGAAGTGCGATCGGCTCAGGGATGAACTGTGGGTGGCCTGCCGGGACTGGCTGGCGCAGCGGGTCTGCAAGCTGCCCGAGGACGCGACGCTTCGCGAAGAACTGTGCGCCCCGACCTTCACGTACACCTCCCTCGGCAAGATCAAGGTCGAGAGCAAGGATTCGATGCGCAAGCGGATTCGCCGCTCGCCTGACTTGGCTGACGCCCTGAACCTGACCTTCGCGTCTGTCGCGGCCGGCGTCGGTGGTCGAGCACTGGCCTGGACTCCTGGCGTACCGCTCAAGCGGGGTATTCGAGGCATCTAAGAAGACTATGCGACGAAGGTAAATAGTCGCATGTCGAATAAAGTAACTTCGAAGCGCCGTCGTAAGAAGATGGACGACGACACCTTCCAGGGCGTCGTCTATAAGCTGGCTCAGGACGCTGAATTTCACATTGATCATGATGTGGCCCCTCAGCGGATCAAGGCCACGCAGTTCTACAACGCGGAACCGCTCGGAGACGAAGAGGACGGCCGGTCGCAGTTCGTGCTGAGCGTGGTTCGTGACGCAACCAACGCGATTTTGCCGAGTCTGCACCGGGTCTTCATGGGATCAGAGCACGCCGTCGAGTTCGTGCCGACCAATGAGGCCGAAGTCCAGATGGCAAAGGACGCCACGGACGCGGTCAATCACATCTTCTGGAACAAGTGCCACGGCTTCTCCCAGGTGCTGGAGCCGGCGTTTCAGGATGCCCTGATTCGTGGTGCCGGCGTCCTGTACTGGTGGTTTGAGAAGAAGGAACGGGTCCGGGAATTCACCGTCAAGGGCCTGACCGAAGAAGAGATGGATCTGTACGTCGCCCACGACCCGGACGACATCGAGATCGTGTCGAAGGAAGAGTGTGAGTGCGAGGACTACGCGACCCCGCATCAGGCCGATCCGCTGAACCCGGCTGAGGACCCGGCTGTGGCGAGCGCCGTCGAGACGGTGATGAGCACGATCGTCCCCGAGATGCTGGCGCTCGACCCCACGGCTCAGATCAGCATCGAGATTCCGAAGACCTACAACTTCCGCATCCGCCGCACGACCCGCGAGCCGGTCGCGATGATCAAGGCGATTCCGCCGGAGCAGTTCATCATCAACCGGTCCGCGACGCACGAGGGTGATTCCCTCTGCATCGGCCGGCGTCAGGTGGTCACCGTGTCGGATCTGGTCTCGACCGGCTTCGACCTCGACGAGATCCTTGAGAATTGCGGCACCAGCCCGATCTATTCGGTGGGCCCGACGAACATGGAAGCTGAGGTTCGTGACCCGGCGCTCCTGTGGGGCCGGTACGACAACTCGGGCGACGACAGCCTTCGTCAGGTTCTGTATTCCGAGCTTTTCGTCAAGATCGACCGCGATCAGGACGGCGTCGCTGAACTCTGGCGCGTCCAGACCCTGGGTGAACACCACTACATTCTTCACGCCGAGATCTATGAGGACGACGAGCCTCCGTTCGCGCTGCTGTGCCCGTTCCCGACCGCCCACAAGGCGCTGGGGGAAAGCCTCGCCGAACGCCTGATCGACCTTCAGAGCATCGAGAGCCGGATCTGGCGCAACACCCTCGACTCCTTCGCGTCCTCCATCTTCCCGCGCATGGCGGTGGTGGAAGGGCAGGTGAATTTGGACGACGTGCTCTCGAACGAGGTGGGCGCGGTGATCCGGATGCGCACCCCGGGCGCGGTTCAGGAAATCGGCCACACCTTCCTGGGTGCCCAGGCGATGGGTCTGCTTCAGCAGCTTCAGCAGGTGAAGGCGGAGCGCACCGGCGTGTCCGCAGCGAGCCAGGGCCTCGACCCGGAAGTGTTGCAGTCCACCACGGCTTCGGCGGTCGCGGCCACCACCTCGGCGGCGGACCAGACGGCCGAGATCATCGCCCGGCGCTTCGCCGATGGCATGAAGCGGGCCTTCTCCGGCCTGCTGCGCACGATCTGCCGGCACTTCGACGAGCCGCTGGATATCCGGCGCTCGGATGGCACCACCACCCAGATCGACCCGCGCCAGATCAACCCGGACCTGCTGGTCAGCACGAACACCGGGCTGGGCAAGGGCAAGGATTCCGACCGGCTCCAGATGTTCGCCAACCTGCTTCAGTACCAGCAGATGATCATCCAGGCTGTCGGCCCGAACGGCCCGGTCGGTCCCCAGGAAATCCGCAACACCATCGCCTCGATGATGAACATCGCCGGGATCAAGGATGTGAGCAAGTACATCAAGCCGATCCCGCTCAACTACCAGCCGCCGAACCCGCAGCAGGCCCCGAACCCGCAGATGTATCTGGCCCAGGGCCAGATCCAGAACGATCAGATCAAGCTCAAGCTTGAGATGCAGAAGATGCAGCTTGAGCACGAGCGTCAGGTCGCGAAGATGCAGATGGACATGGCCCTGGAGCGCGAGAAGCTGGCCCAGGAACGTGTGCTTCAGCTTGCGACGATTCAGGCGCAGTACGGCAGCCAGCTTCAGCAGGCCGAGATGGACCGGGAACTCGACATCGAGAAGGCCCACATCAACCTGACCGGCCAGATGATGCAGCAGGACGCCGCCCATTCCCACGAGATGGGGAAGGCGCACTTCGCCGCGATGCAGCAGCGGATGACCCAGCAGGCCGATCAGGCCCATGCGGCCGACGAAGCTCACCTCGACCGGCTCGCCGGGCTCCACACCCAGGATCTCCAGCAGTCCCACGCCGCCGACATGCAGGCCAGCCAGCAGGCAGCCGACGCCGCCATGACCCCCGATTCAGGAGCCTCCGACGATGCAGCCCCCAGTGTTTAATTCCAGCCCGATCGGCGGCGGGGCTCTCAGCCCCATGCAGCCGGTCCAGCAGCAGATGACCCAGCAGGGGCTGATGCAGCCGGCGCAGCGCCAGCAGCCCCAGCCGCTGATGCCGTCCCTGCCGATGAACGTCCAGCACCCGGTCGCGAATCCCGCATCGGCCCCGAAGCCGCCGGGCCAGCAGCCGCAGGCCAACCCGATGCAGGGCCTGACCCAGCTTGCCCAGGGCCTCACCAAGGGCGTCCAGGGCCTCCAGAAGGCCAACGGCGTGTTCGGACCGTCCCAGGGCCAGACCGCCAGCGCAACGCCGCCCTCGCCCTTCTCACAGGGCCTGGGACAGGGTCAGCCGCAGAACCTGCCCCAGCCGGGCCTCACCCCGGGCTCAGGCATGGACAATGGGCTTCACCGCCCGATGGTCGCCCCCCAGGGCAACCCCAGCCTCGGTGATTCCGCGACGAGCTTCGCGCAGCCGGCGCAGCCGGCCATGACCGGCACGATGGTGGACCCGTCGAGCATGGGCGGGTTGAACGCCTTCGCCAACCCGATGGGTTCTATGAGCACATTCGGGTTCGGTTCTGGCAATTTCGGCGACATCGGTCAGGCCGGGCTTCTCGCCCCGACCATGCCGGCGGCTCCCGACATGGGTTTCAGCGGCGGATTCGACTTCGGCGGCTTCGGCGGCTTCGGCCTGCTGTAACGGAGCTGTCGACCGGCCTGGCTCCGGGCAGCTCACACGTTTCACGGCGGCGGGGATTACCTGCCGTCGATCTAAATAGACCCGTGACGACAGATTTGACCTACGAGACCCCGCATGATCATGCGGCGTCCGCCAAAGCTCTGATTGAGCACAAAGCCTTCCAGAAAGCGGTGCTCGACCTTTCCGAGCACTATCGCGCCCTCTGGGATCAAACCCCCGCCGCCGACCTCAGCGCATTGCAGGATATCAAGTACCGCCAGGAAGCGCTGAAGGCGTTTTTGGCGCAGCTTGAGGCTGCCCTGGTCACGGGAAAGATTGCGGATTTCAACACCAAAACATCACGGAAGATTAAATAATAATGTCAGAACAGGCCAATGAGCCTTTCGACGCCGTTGCAGCGTTCGAAAGCATCCTCTCGGACCCCAATGGGGCAGCCGATGATCGTGAAGAACTAGAAACGGATGCCGAGACCGATGAGGTTGAGGCGCAGGAAGATCCCGAGGACGACGCGTCGGACGAGTCCGATGCCGAGGGTGATTCCGACACAGACGAAGCCGGCGACGGCGAGGATCTGGACGAAGAAGTTCTCGTCACCGTCAAGATTGACGGCAAGACTGAGAAGGTCGCTCTGAAGGAACTTCGTAACGGATACCAGCGGAATGCTGTGTTCTCGCAGAAAACGATGGCCCTGGCCGAAGAGCGCAAGGCGTTCCACGCCGAACAGGAAGCCATCCGTCAAGAGCGTGCGCAGTACGCGTACCTTCTGGACGCCCTGAACCGTCAGGTCAGCACTGCGACTGCCCAGGAACCCACCCCCGAACAGTGGGAGTACCTGAAGCAGACCAACCCGCAGGGCTACGCGATTGCGAAGCTGGAGTTCAACGAACTCCGTGACAAGCAGGCCGCGATTCACACGGAACAGCAGCGTCTTGCCTACGAAGCTCAGGCCCAGCAGGCCGCAGAGTTTCAGGCGACGGTTGCGCAGGAACGGGATCTTCTCCTCCAGAAGCACCCGGAATTCCGCAACGAGAAGGTATGGCAGAAGGCTCGTAAAGAGCTTCGTGAATTCGGGCGCGATGTAATGGGCTTCTCGGAGGAAGAGCTTAATTACGCCGCCGATCACCGGGCTGTTTCGGCCTTGTACGTTGCGATGAAGGCCCACAGGGCCGCGAATGCGAAGGCCGAGCCCGTCAAGAGCGAAGCCAAGCGTGTTCCGGTTGGGTCAGTTGCAGCGACACCGCGCAAACCGAACGCTTTCGAATCTGCGAACAAGCGTCTGAAGTCATCTGGAAGCCTCAGCGATGCTGCTGAAGCTCTCCGTCATCTAATCTGATCTTTGTTTAAGGATTTTCATCATGGCCACCGTTTCTAATGCCTTCACCACCAAGATCGCGAAGGGTAATCGCGAGCAGCTTGAAGGCGTAATCTATAACATCGACCCGACCGAGACCCCGCTGTTCTCGCTCGCCGGCAAGAAGAACGTAAAGGGCGTTTCGTTCGACTGGCAGATTGAGAAGCTTCCCGATCCGTCGAACAACGCTCCGCAGGTCGAAGCCTACGTGAACGTCAACTCGGCCCCGACCGGCACGACCCGGATTCAGGCGACGACCCAGCTTAACAAGCGCGACGCGACTGTCTCGGGTGACCAGCAGGCCGCTGACGCTGCCGGCAAGCCGGAAGGCGAGATGGCGCACCAGATGGCTCTGGCCTCGAAGGCGCTGAAGCTCGACATCGATCGCGCCTACGGCTCGACCCAGCCGCGCGTGGACGACAACGGCACGGTCGGTTCGCAGACCGAAGGCTTCGCCCACTACCTCAAGACCAACGTGTCGCGTGGTGCTGGTGGTGCTTCTGCCGCGTCCTCGACCGCCACTGTGACGGCCGGTACGGCCCGTCCGCTGACGGAAGACCTCTTCGACGACGTTCTTCAGCTTGCCTGGACGAACGGCGCGAAGTGCGACTGGGCTCTGGTTGGCGGCTTCCAGAAGCGCGTCATCTCGAAGTTCACCGGTCGTCAGAACGGCCGTTACGAGACCAAGGTTGGCGAACTCGCCATCGGTGGCGTGAACCTGCTGATGTCCGACTTCGGCGATATCAAGATCTCGCTGTCGCGCAACATCGACCAGTCCTCGGTTCTGATCATCGATCCGAACTACGTCAAGACCGCCTTCTTCCGCGGCTTCGACACCTACCCGGTTGCCAAGACCGGCGACGCCGACACCAAGGTGATTCACGCTCGCTGGGGCGTTCAGGTCTCCAACGAAGCCGCGCACGCCGCGATCTTCGACCTCACCACGTCCAAGTAATCTCGGACTGACTAACACGAAGGGGGCGCTCAGCGCCCCCTTTTTGCGTAAATACCAGCATGTCCAACCGCATCATTTACGGCGCAGACGGGAACAAGGTGAAGGAAGTCGTGGTCCACGACGCCGAGAACTTCACGATGCTGTCCCACTACGACATCAGCGCCGACCTCGAATACGCCAAGGCTCGGCGGGAACAGGGCTCGGACCGCAAGGCCACGTACCGCGAAGTCGCGAAGATTCCGGACCCCGTGATGGAACAGGCGTTCCGCGAGGGCTGGGCCACCGATAAGCGCAAGTGGGCGCAGTGGTTCAACGACCCCCAGAACAAAGTTTTCCACACTGATGACTCGATCAAGAGGATCAGCGGCCTCGAAGGCATCTAATAAATAGACCAGATACAGGAGCCCTTATTTTTATGGACATTCTTTCAGGCCCCGGCCTCGTCGAGGCGATTGCCGAAGAGATCAATCGCGAAGACCTCAGCGCAACCATTCCGGCCTGGATTCGAATGGCCGAAGCTCACATCGCTCAGAACCTCCGCGTCCGCGAGATGGTGCGTCGTCAGCACATCACGGCTTCGGATGGTTTCGTGACCCTCCCGACCGATTTCCGCGAGATGAAGTCGGTGCGCATCGACACCGGTAGCGGTCGTCCCCGCACCCTGTTCATGGCGACGGAAGATTCCATTTCCGATCCCCGCAAGGCCGGGACGTGGGCGAATCACCCGATGTACTTCACCATCGTCGGTTCGGAGATTGAGCTTTCCCCGTTCCCGAACGGCTTCACCTGCGACGTGCAGATGACCTACTTCGCCGATCTGCCGGTTCTGGATCTGGTCACGGCCAATTCCACGACGTGGCTGCTGAAGAAGGCTCCCCACCTGTATTTCTACGCTGCCCTCCAGCACAGCGCCCCTTACATCATGGAAGACGCCCGTCTGATGATGTGGCAGCAGCTTACTCAGGACGCGATTGGCTCCCTCAATAAGGAGTACGACGAGTCCATTCACTCCGGCTCGACCCCGATCGCGCCTATGAAGACGATTGGTTAAGGTGAAATTATGGCTGCAAATTATATCGCAACCCTGAAGACGACCCGCATGAACGCAGTTAAGAGCGCGATCGACGCGGGCGGCGCGGCGGGTACCCTCGAAATCCTCGCCGGCACGACCGTTCTGGCTGTTGAGACTCTGGCTTACCCGTGTGGCACGGTGTCGGGCCCGACCCTGACCTTCGGCTCTACCCCGCTGACCACGACCGTGTCCGCCTCCGGCACTGCCACAACCGGCCGGATCAAGGATTCCGCCGGCAACGTTGTGGTCGATGGCCTGACGGTCGGTACCAGCAGCGCCAACATCAATCTGGCGTCGGTCAGCCTCGTTCAGAACCAAGTTCTGACTATCAACAGCGCGACGATCACCCACTCGTAATGAAACGGTTGAGCTGACCGGCTGGGCGCCGGTCAGCTCACTTGTACGCCGGCCATGCGCTAAATAATGCCATGGCCAATCTTCCCAAAATCGCCAATCGAGTTAAGCAGACGCTCGCCTCCGCACCGGGGGCGGGCGTTCTTGTGCTTGGCGCTGCGTCCGCCGGATTCCAGACCTTCGCTGAGGGGGGATTCCTCAATGGCGATTCCCTTTCCTACGTGCTTGAAGACGGCTCGGATTGGGAGATCGGCACTGGAACGTACAGCACCTCGGGCCCTTCGATCGCCCGAACGGTGATCCAGTCCTCGAACAACGGGCAACTGATCAACGCCTCGGCATCGGCCGTGGTCTACTCGACCCTTCTGGCGCAGAACGCTGGATTCAGCGGCGCGATCGATATCAAGGCATTCAACGGCTACACGCTCGCGCAGGGCGGTGCCATTAATGTGGTTGGGTACGATGGCGGCTCGGCCGCAACGTCCGCCAACCCGTTCCCGGTGGTCCTGGGCGATCCGAATGGAAACGTCTACGGGGCCGGTTTCACCGCCCTCCCGACCTACCTCAGCACCAGCGACGGCACGACCCCGCTAGGGATGCCCAATGGCGTCCCGCTGGAAGTCACCGTCAAGAACGCCTCGCTGGCCGTCTCTGGCTCGGTTGGCGTCACCAGCTTGCCGGCGATCTCGGGCACGGTGGCTCTGTCCAACCCCTACGACGGCGTTCTGAAGCTCGCTGGTCAGGCGGTGTCGAGCACCAACCGGCTCCCGGTGGACGTGGCCTTCCCGTCCTCCCTGGCCGTCACTGGCACCGTGGCACTGTCCAACCCCTTCGACGGCACGCTGAAGACCTCCGGTCAGGCGGTGTCGAACTCGAACCCGCTGCCGGTCTCGATTACCCAGTCCGGTATCGATGCGTCCGCGGGCGTGAAGGTGCAGTGGTCGCCTTCGATGGTCGTCAACCTCTACCAGAACAGTCAGCCGGTTAACGCGTCGAACCCCCTCGGAAGCCAGATCTTTTTCTCCACCCCTTCGGGGTTGGGGACAAATCCGGTGTCGAACACGAACCCGCTGCCGGTCACCGTCACCAATAAGGTAGACTGCAACGTCGTCGTTCAGAACCCCGACTATGCCACGGCGATCATTGGTTCTGCGACGCTCAACGGCGGCGCAACGCCCGTGGTCCTCGCTTCGACCATCTGCAAGGTCGTCGAGATCTGCAACAACACTTCATCGGATATCGAATACCAGCGCAACGGCGCGGGCGCGTACATGACGATTCCGAAGTACACCAACCGCACGATCATCGGCCTGAGCAACGCCAACCAGATTGGCGTCCGCCGCTCCGACAATGTGAGCACGGGCGTGACGATCTCATACGAGATGTTCATCTAATGCCGAAGAAGTACGCCAGTTCTAACCTCACCCCGGCCTTCCCGGCCTGGGTTACCAGCACGCTGCCTGACGCGAGCGGCGCTTCGAACTACAGCCAGACCATTTCAGCGTCCTCGCCGGCCAATGCGCCGATCACGTATTCGCTTGTCTCGGGCTCGCTGCCGGCTGGCCTGTCACTCTCGGGAAGCACCATCGCGGGAGGAGTCACCAACCCTGCGGCGGATACGACCTATACCTTCACGTTGAGGGCGACGACGGGCCAGTACAGCAGCGACCGCACATTCACGATCTTCGTCACGCGCGTCACCCAGACAGATTCGTTATCCGACAAGGTTCAGTACCTGTACCATCTCGACGGGAACTATGCTGATACATCGGCGAACGCCCGCAACCTGACGGCCACCAACCCGAACGCCAACGGCGGCGCTCAGGTCACGACCGCGAAGTATGGAACCGGCTCTCTGTATTTCAACGGTGCGTCGATGAGCACCACGACGGATATTCGTGTCCCAGCCTCGGCCAGCCCTCTCGTTACGGGTGATTTCACGTTCGAGTTCTGGCTGAATTCCTTCTCTGCGGCCAACGGACAGGGCAACAACATGGTGCTCTTCTGCACCGCAGTCGGTGCGGCGGGAACCAACCTGTCCACCGACGCGACGAACTGCATCTCGATCTATGCCCAGCCCGGATATACCTCGGCTCCGAACAGGCTCACCGTCAAGTTTCAGAACGCCGGCACGCCATTCGCCGGATCAACGGTGGTCAATGACGGCGTCTGGCGGCACATCGCCGTCGTTCGCAATGGCATGGGAACCAGCAACTGCGCCATCTATGTCAATGGCGTCGCCGAAGCATTCACCACGTATACGGGCACCGTCGATTTCGGCGCAACCTACGGCCTGAAGGTGGGCCAGTGGGTCGGCCAGCAGACCAGTTGCTTCTTCAAGGGCTACATTGACGAAGTTCGGCTGACCCTGGCTCCCCGCTATACTGCGAACTTCACTCCCCCGGCCGCGGCATTCTCGTACCCGTAAAGGAACTCATGATCGGTTATATCTTCCCGTCCGTCGCTGAGAATGCCACTCAGGCCGACATCGACGACTTGAACGCGAACCCCGACCGCTCGAACATCGTCGCAACCCCGAACGGGGATGGGACGTACTCGGTGACCTACGACTGGTGGGTGATCACGGATCAGGACATCGCCGATGCGATCCTGGCCACGCTGGACAGCCTCGACCCGAGCCTGTCGCGCTCTGACCGGGCCCTGGCCGTCACGCAGATGCTGCGGTTTGAGAACGTCCTGAAGTAAGCCGACGCCCCGATAAATAGGACGTGATCCTCGCGTCCTACCCCCTCGCCTCAGCGCCGCTCGCGTCATCCGGAAGATCCACCGCTCAGGTGGTCACCGGGGCGATGGCGGCTGTCGAACAGCCCGACACGTTCCTGGCGACCGGGTCCTCGGCGGCTGTGGTCGTCTCAGGGACCCTCTCGGCGACCGAACAGCCCGACACGTTCCTGGCCGCAGGCTCTGCGGCGACTGTGGTCACCACGGGCACCCTGGCGGCCACAGAGGCCCCCGACTCCTTCCTGGCAACCGGGATCACCAGCACCGCGGGATCGCTCTCAGCGACCGAAGCGCCGGATTCCTTCCAGGCGGTTGGGGCCGGCATCACGCTGGCGACCACCGGCATCCTGGCGGCCACCGAGGCCCCCGACTCCTTCCTGGCCTCGGCCACCATCACCGTCCCCGGCACCCTCTCGGCGACTGAGCAGCCCGACACCTTCGCGGCGATCGGTACCACCACGGTCACCGGCGATCTCGCGGCGACCGAAGCCCCCGACACCTTCGTGGCGATCGGGGCCGGCGTCACCCTCACGACCATCGGCACGATGGTGGTCACCGAACAGCCGGATTCATTCGCGGGCGACGGATTCACGACCACCTTCGGCGTCATGACGGCGGTCGAATCGCCCGACAGTTTCAGCGCCACAGCATCCACTAAATACGTCAACTGGACGCCGTACGTCATTGATAATGACAGTTGGGTTCCGATGCCTGTTTACCCTGATGATCCCTGGGCTGATCTGCCGAAGATGACCGGGACTTGGGACCGTTATTAATTTGTGAGGATTTTCAGTGGCCGATTCATACACTTCGAACTTTAACTTCCCGAAGCCCGAGGTGGGCGGAGCCCGCAACCGCTGGGGCACGCTGCACAACGATGCGCTCGACCTGATCGACACCAAGCTGAAGGACGTGGACACGGTCTCCCTGGCGGCGGTGAAGAAGGCCGGCGACGCGATGACCGGGTCTCTGACCTTCGCCACCAACTCTCAGGGCCTGATCTTCTCCGGCGGGACGCACGAATTCGACGCCCTCGACACCCAGGCCAACGTTCAGCGCCACTATCTCGACGTGGCCGGCGACAACTTCCACATCCGCACCCACGACGGCAACACAGAGCTTCTGACCGTCGATACGACCGGCCTGAAGTACAAGGGTCAGCCGGTGCTGGTGAAGGGCGACGGTTCGTACCTGCCGATCACCGGCGGCACGCTGCTGGGTGAGGTGCGCGGCCCGTCGTTCCGCCTCGACGATCAGTCGTACCTGACCGTCTCCGGCTTCAACGTGATCGTCCAGTTCGACAACGATTCGAGCCTGACCTTCAACCGCCAGTCCAAGACCTACGCCTTCTTCAGCGGTGGCGCATCCCGGGCCTCGCTCGATGCCGGCGGCAACTGGACCACGTCGGGCGACGAAACCGCGATGTCGGATGAGCGCCTGAAGAAGATGGTGTTCACGATCGAAGACGGCCTGGATCTGGTCAAGGCCATCCGCCCGGTCCGATTCACCCGTATCGAGGACGAATCTCGCTCCCTCGGCGTGATCGCTCAGGAACTGGAGAAGGTCATCCCCGAACTGGTCCGTGAGAACGACCACGGGATCAAGTCGGTGGCCTACGCCAACTTGGTGGCCCCGCTGATCGCCGCGGTGCAGGAACTGGCGGGGCGCGTCGAGGCCCTGGAAGGGAAGCGCTAATGGCCTCGCTTCCCACCTCCGGCCCGATCAGCCTCTCGATGATCCAGGCGGTGTTCGGTGGCGAAGCGCCGACGAGCATCACCGAGTACTACCGGGGCGGCAAGTACGTCCCGGACATCCCGGCCAACGCCAAGATCCCGAAGAGCGGCAAGATCAATTTCAGCGACTTCTACGGGGCGACCTCGGACAACTTTCAGCCCGGCCAGAAGAAGTGGGACAAGCCCGGCCTCTACACCTTCGTCATTCCGTCGTACAACGAAGAGTTCAACTTCGATATCTTCGGCGGCGGTGGGTCCTCGGGTGAGAGCACGTACGACGGAACCGTGATCGGATCGCGCTACGATGCCCAGGGATTCGACGGCGTGCCCGGTCAAGGCTCGTACGTGGTTGGGCCTGATGGGGATATCGTCCTGAGCCAGCCGGTCAGTATCGCGGCGAGCCAGGGTGGTTCCGCCCTGTACACCCCGTCCCCGACCGTCACCAACGCGTGGCTCACGGCCGGCGGCGGTGGCGCAGGCGCGGGCTGGGGCCGCGCCAACGGCTGGCTCGCTCTCAGGGGCATACCCCCTTCTCCGGTTCCGCCGGCTGTCGGCACGCCCGCGGTGGCCTCCGTCCGCAACCAGACCGCCAAGGATCGCGTCAACACCACTGAGGGCGGCCGTGGCGGCGATCCGGCTCCCTACCTCGGCAACAGCATGTCGATGGGCGGCGCGGGTGCGCCCGGTGCCCACGTGATGAAGGTCTGGAGAAAGACCGACGCCGACGCGCCCCAGCCCGGCCAGACGTGGAAGATCTTCATCGGCAACGGCGGAAATCATTCCTCGCATTACGGCGGGATGAATGGCGGTGGTCCGGGTATCGGAGCGGCCAACTGGAAGTAACATCCCACTAAATATGGGATGCGTACCAATGAAACCGGCAAGGATCTGATCAAGTCCTTCGAAGGACTGAAGCTCACCGCCTACAAGTGCCCCGCCGGTGTTTGGACCATCGGCTGGGGAACGACCCTTGGCGTGACCAAGGGGATGACCATCACCCTGGCTCAGGCCGAAGACCTGTTCAGCCGCGATCTCGTCAAGTTCGAGAAGGCGGTAGAGAAGAACGTCACAGTTCCTCTCAACGAGAACCAATTCGCGGCCCTGGTCAGCTTCGCCTACAATCTGGGTGAGGGCAATCTGAAGTCTTCGACCTTGCTAAAGAAGGTCAATGCCGGCGACTTCAAGGCCGCGGCTGCCGAATTTCCGAAGTGGAACAAGGCCGGCGGCAAAGTACTGGCTGGCCTGACCCGTCGTCGGGCCGACGAGGCAAAGCTTTTCAACACACCTGTTAACAACAAACCTGTCGAGGAGCCGGTCCAAACCCCGGCTCCGGCAAGTTCCGGGCCCGGCTTCTTTGCTCAACTGATTCATCGCATCCGCGGAAAGGCATGAATGGGCGCTCTCCTGGCACTACTCCCCTCCCTGATTCCGCTGATTCAGAAGTTCATCCCCGATCCGAAGGCCGCGGCCGACGCGCAGGCCGAACTGATCAAGACCCTGTCGGAAGCGGATTCCGCCCGATACGAGGCGATGTCGAAGGTCATGGCGGCGGACGCGGCTTCGGAATCGTGGCTCACCGCGAATATGCGCCCGCTGATCTGTCTCGGGCTGGTGACGAGCTTCGGATTCACGATCCTCGCCAGCGCGTTCGATGCGCTCGCCGGCACCCACGTGGCGCAGTCGGTCACCCAGGCTATGGCTCAATTTCCCCAGCCGTATCTGGACGCGATGCTGACCCTGGTGGGTGGCTACGGCGTGGCACGGACGGCCGAGAAGATCACCTCGACGATGAAGAAGTAACGTCGATGCCCGACGAAGCCAATCTCCGTACAGAACTTCGCGAGATGAATGCCGAGCTTGGCGATGTCAAGATCAGTGTCGCACGCATTGAGGAGTCAACCAAAGAGTCCAACCGGCGACTTGAGAGCATCGAGAACGAGATCAAGCACGATCTCAAGACCATTCGTATGGCCATGCAGGCCATTCCGATGCTGAAGGACAAGATCGACGGCAACACGGCGGAAATCGCAGCGCTCAAGACGAGCAAGGCTGATGCTGACGACTTGGCGGCCCTGAAGAAGCGCGTGGACGTGATGGAAGAGAAGGTTCAGCAGATCATCTGGCGGACCTTGAGCGCGGTCGGCGTTGCTGTGCTGACCTACGTGGCACAGAAACTTGGTATTACAATTCCGGGCCTGAAACCATGATCAAGAGGATTCTCAAGAACAGTCGCTCCGTACTCTGGACCCTGGGTCTCGTCGCGTTCGTTCTCGCCGGGACCCAGTGGCTGAACACGCATCATCAGGAGCAGGTGGAGAAGCGCGACGCCTATGTCCATCAGGTCGTGGGCAAACCCTACATCCACGCCGGCAACAAGGCGAAACCGATCACGACCGCCCGCCGCGGCGACCTGATTTACGTCCACAACGAGTACATCCGGACCGAACGCTGTGAGATGCGGGTGGCCAACCTGCTGATCGGCAAGGACAGCAACGCAGTCCATCACTGGACCACCTTCAACAACTGGCTCGATAAAGGCACCTGGGTGGCCGACGAGATCTTCGTCCTGCCCAAGTTCATGCCGCCCGGCCCGTACCGGATCGTGAAGAAGACCGTCGCGAAGTGCGGCGACGAGACGTACTTCTTCGTCAACTTCGACGTGGAACTGGTCCTCCGGTAACGGGCGAGCTGGCCGGCGCACAGCCGGTCGACAGCTCCGTTTCACCTCCCCGGTCGCCTGACACGGCACGGCTAAATACAGCCATGCAGTTCAAGACGCCTATCCAGATCCCGCCCGGAGTCGTCCGCGGGGCCACCAGCAAATCGACGCCGAACCGCTGGTACGACACCTCCCTGGTGCGGTGGCGCGAAGGCGTCATGGCTCCGATCGGCGGCTGGACGAAGATCGATGTCCCCCTTCTGACCTCCACGGCCCGGACCATCTATGGCTGGCTCTCGACCAACGAGGCGCGCCACGTGGCGATCGGCTGCGACGCCGGCTTCTACAGCCTGTGGGAGACGCAGCTTATCGACATCACGCCGGACCGGTTCATCCCGGATGAGACCACCTCGGCGGTCGGCGGATTCGGCGTCGGCTTGTTCGGCGATGGGGATTTCGGCACGGGCCGGGATGAGCCCGAGCCGGACGACTTCCTCACCTGCAACCTGATCACCCTGGACAATTTCGGCACCCTGCTGATGGGCATGTCCGAGACGGACGGCCGCTTGCTGGTGTTCGATCCCCGCAAGGGCCCGGTGCAGCGCTTCCAAGAGGTGAAGGCGAAAGATGGCGCACCGCCGGTACCGCGGGCCAACCGCAGCTTCCTCGTCAGCCCTGAGCGATTCGTCATCGCGATCGGCGCGGACGGCAACAGCCGGCGCGTCGCGTGGTGCTCGCGCGAGGACTTCACGGACTGGGATTACGCCTCGCTCTCGAACACCGCGGGTAATCTGGATCTCGACGCGACCTCGGCGCTCTCGACCATCCGCAGTGTACGCGACGGCTCGCTGATCTTCAGCCAGTCCGAAGTCTTCCTGATGAAGTTCATCGGTGGCCAGTTGGTCCACGGCTTCCAGAAGATCTCTGAGAACACCTCGCTGATCTGCCCGTACGCGGTCGCCACCTTCAACGGTGACGCGATGTGGATGACCCGTTCCGGATTCAAGCGCTACTCGAACGGCGTCGTCCGCGACATTCCTTGCACGGTGATGGATTACCTGCTGGAGGACATGGACCCGAAGTGGGCCCGTCTTCGCACCCACGCCGTCGTCAACAACGTGTTCGACGAGGTGACTTGGTATTACAAGTCGAAGACCAAGGTGGACGCCCCGTCGCCGATCAAGGCCATCGACAACACCTTCACCGACGTGACGCTGGTCAACGGCGCGTTCCCGATGGCGGCTTCCGCCATCCTGGGGAACGACATCGGCTCACAGATTCACGTGGCGTCGATCGGCACCACGCCGCTGACCCAGGACGATGTGACGAACGGCGCGCCTTCGAACACCGCGAACGGCGGCTGGATCGCGACCGCCCCGGACGGCTCGTACCTCTACACCCCGCCGCCGGCCGATCCGGTCTACGCCGGCGCATCGACCCTTGCCCAGGGCACCGGCCTATCGCTGAGCTACTGCAAGCCGGGCGATCTCGCGTGGATCTCAGTCCTGACCACGGGCCTGACCCCGTACGCCACGGTGGGCACCATCGAGGACGGGTGGACCCTGGAACAGGATATCAGCGTGGATGGTGTGGCACGGGCCCGCCTGTGGAGCCGGACCCTCACGGCCGACTACCTCGCGGGTCATCAGGCCGGCGTGTTCGACTACCCGTACTTCGTGCCTGGGTCGATCACCGTTGCCCCGTCGCTCTGGACCGGCAATCTGACGACCATCGCCATCCCGCAGGGGATGACGAAGGACACGTTCGTCAAGCGATTCGCGGTCGTCCTGGCCGATGCCAGCACCAGCTTCAGCTACCAGCGCAACCCGCTGACGAAGTCCTCCCTGGTCGATTTCTCGTCCGTCTGCCCCCGTGACAACGAAGGCCCAACGGTCAGCGGCTGGACCAAGGTGGCAGGGAATTTCAGCTTCAGCGTCAACCAGGGCGCGCCGCAGATCTCCGACCAGTTCGTCCCCGGGCCGTACCCGGTCAACATCACGTGGACGGGCTTTCCTTACGTGTTCATCGAAGAGCACGTCTTCGAACTTCCCGAGACGCGTCAGGACAGCTTCCCGTACACAATCGCGAACAACAGCGGACAGACTTCTTCAGCCGAAGTCTACATCACAACTCCTAATCCGCCGCCGCTTCGTCCGCGGCCGAATTATTATAACCTAGTCAATTTTGGCGGTGGCGAAGGGCCGATCCTCTAATGTATGTTCCTATCAATATTCCGTTCGTTGATATCCTTGGCAATGATGATGGCATCGGCCTGGAGATTATCGATATCGCTCAGCCGAACCAGGGTTCCGTCGAGGTTGATTACGAGTACAAGACTGTTCTCTACACGCCGCCGACCAATCCGTTTGGCGGGGATTACCGCGACTCCTTCCTCTACACGGTGAAGGACAGCTTCGGGCAGACCGCGTCTTCATGGTGCTTCATCGACGTGTTCAAGGATACCCCGCCGGAGCCGGATCTCGGTGACCGCTGGCGGATCAAGATCAACGCTGCCACCGGGCCGCGGGCTGAGATCATCTCGCCCACGCCGCCGGCCACGTGCTCGATTCAGTTCGCGAATCTCTACCCGACGAACTACACGGATGGGAACAGCGGTACGAGCGCGGATACGACGGGCTCGACCGCGAATACGTCCGGCTTCACCACAGACCTCTACATCGAGGCACCGGCCTACAACTTCTACAAGGGGTTCATCTTCACCGGTCCGGCCCCGTGGTACGTCCAGTACAATTTCTCCGCCGACTTCCAGCCGCGCACCAGTGCGATCGGGTCGTCTAAGAGCCTCGATGGCTCGAACGTCTACACCGAGAAAGGTTCTGAACTGCGGCGTGCCCCGCGTCAGTTCGACCTTCAGCACTACGATGCGACGACGGATGAGTGGAAGACGGTCTGGATCTCCCCGGAGAGCACCATCGCGTCCGGATACATGCTGAATTCCGAGCACAACACGCTGTGGCCGAACCGCATCAACGATGAAGACTTCCTCTCGAAGCCGTCACGGCACTACCTGATCAAGATCACCTCGGGCAATGCTCAGGATTACGCGCCGCAACTCTACGATCCGCAGACCAATCAGCCGGTCGATACGATCGATCACGAGTACTACGACGGCGGCTATCAGGATCTCCGCACCGTCGAGCTTCAGAAGATCGACCTTCGCACAACCCCGGGAATTTCCGGGGCTCTGACCGGCGGCGCAACTGGATTCTGCACCACGGCGTACGACTTCGTGGACCCGCTCAACGTGTTCGAGTCGGTCGCGGGTGCTCCGTCCACTCCGACGACGCCGGCCACTGCCCGCGTGGTACAGGTGGCCGTCGAGAACGACATCTATACGGGCGTGAAATTCGCCAACCCGCCGAAGGCCGGTAACTTGCTGGTCAACATCTATAACCACTACATCAATCAGGTAGGGGTGACTTCCGGCTGGACGCTGGTCAACCTGATCGACGCGCGCGATCAGGACGGCATCGGCGTGGCCTATCGGGTGGTGGACGCGAACGACGCGACGCAGACCGTCTTCCAGGGGGCGCAGAGCTACCGCGCTGAGGGTTCCTCCGCGATCTATGAGCTTGAGGGCGTATCGTGGGCCGACCTCGACCTGTCGGTTCTGGCCGTCGAGCGGGTCGGGCCGTCCGTCACGCAGACGCTGTTTCCCACCTTCGATTCGGAACTGGTCATCGGCATGGTGGCGCAGTCCGGGGCTTCCTCGGCGCTGCCCACGATCACCGGCGCGACGGCGGGTCCGACCTGCACCCCGGACACGAGCACCGATGACGACGGGATCGGAACTCGCGCCGCGGCGACCTTCTACACCACGCTCTCCGGCTCGGGCTCGCGCACGATCAGCGCGACCTTCGGGGCGGATGCGACCCGCGCTACGAACCTCGTCATCCTGAGCTTCAAGACCCCGGGCGCGAACTCGCTCCCGATCGGCGCGCACCGCTTCTGGCGGCTGTCCATGCTCGGCAACTCTGCGGGCTACGTGGCCGGCGGCCTCGGTGGCTTGCAGATGCGCGCCAGCGCCGGTGGCCCCGCGGTGATTCCGTCCGCAACCTCCGAATCATCCTACTACGCCCCGCAGTTCAGCGCCGCGAACCTGATCGACAATGATCCGACCACGGTGTGGGCAACGGCCAACGGCGGCGACTACCCGGTCTGGGTTCAGTACGACTACGGCTCGACCCCGGTTCAAATCGACGAGATCGCCATCACGGCGCGCGACGATCAGTACTACCCGCAGGCCCCGACCACGGCTCGATTCGAGTTCTCGGACGACGGCGTGAATTGGGGTCAGGCTGCGGCGATCACCTGTGCGGCCTGGACGCAGGGCTCAACCCAGACGTTCTTCGTCGGCCGGGCGACATCCACCTCGACCACCTCCACGTCGAGCACCAGCACCACGTCGAGCTACGCCGGGTACCGGTTCCAGATCATCCGCAACAGCAACGACACGCTGAATGGCTTCCCCTACTACCTCGAATACGTCTTCCCGACTCCTGTGCTGATCAAGGAAATCGCTCTCACCGCCACCAGCAATCCGGACCGGATGCCGCGTCGGTTCGAGGTGCAGAAGAAGGACGAAGCCACCGGCTGGTACGAGACGGTCTATGTTCAGTCCACCTCGACCACGAACTGGTCTGCCGGGGAGACACGCGCCTTCACCTTCCCGGCGATCCGTGAGCCGGCGGGGCTCGCGACCGCGAAGACCTTCGCCCGTGCCGCGCTGAAAACGCCGGCCACGGTATCGGCCCCGCAGACGCTGTCCTCGGTGTCCGTCCAGGCCCTCCCGCCGGAGCCCGATCCGGTTGAGGACCGCGGTGACCCGGATTCGTACGTCACGTACTGCTACTCGGAAGGGGAGGAGTGGTGGTCGATCGGCAAGCTGGGGCGCACCGCTGGCATCCCGGTACTGGTCAACCACGACCCGATCCTGGCGGGCCCCGATGGCTCGCTCTACCGGCACGAAGTGACGGGCCAGACCGCCTTCACCTCGCCGGGCGTCGGTCGGATCTATGCCACCTCGGGCGCGATCACCCCGGGCCCCGATGGCTCGCTGGTGACGGTGAACGGCGTCATCCCGGACGACGAGTCGGGGTATGAGGCGACGACGTGGCACTTCAAGACCAAGATCAACTCGAACGACGTTGAGCAGATCAAGGGCCCGTACAACAGCCGGCCGGACGGGATCATTGATACCCGTTTCACCGCGCGTCAGGTTGAGATCCAAGTCGAGCAGGCCAAGGATGGCCGCTGGACTTTCGGCGAGCCTGAGTTCGACATCAAACAGCGCGGGTCACGCCGCTAAGGACTGATTCATGGCTGATTCAAACGTGCTCGACGCGATGGAAGATTCGGACATCTTCATCGCGTCCGATAGGCCCCCGGTGGTGGGGGTGCTCGCCGCGGTCGAAGGCCCCGACAGTTTCGGGGCGACCGATGCGCCGGCCACCCTGGGGGATCTCAACGCGACCGAAGCCCCCGACTCCTTCCTGGCGCTCCAGACCCTGACCCGGCTCGACGTGACCGAAGACCCCGACACCTTCGTGGCGTCGGGCTTCGTCACGGTGAAGCCGAGCTTCGTCCCCGGGCGTCCGGTCGCCACGGTGCCGGTCGCTGAGCCACCGCTGGTCAAGCGCCCGCTGGCGGTTCAGCGCACCCTGCCGGAGCCGCCGAAGGCGTACGACCCGCTGGTGGCGCGCGCCCACAACGAACAGATCCTCGCCCACCTCGACAACACGCTGTCCGCCACCCAGGGCAACGATGGCATCCCGGTGCGGGATAAGAAGACGGGCAAGCTGTACATGCTTGAGATCCATGACGGCGAGATCGTCAAGACCTACGTACAGGGCTGAACCCGCTAAATAGCGGGTGAGTCTTACAGAAGAACAGATGCGAGCGCGCCTTCAGGATGCGCTCGACGTGGCCCGCAACTTCGATGAGATCGAAGATGTCGTGGCGAAGGTCAAAGCTGGCCAGTACCACTGGCACCAGAACGGTTCAGGTTTCTGCATCACCTCGTTCTCCACCAATAAGCGGGGAAAGGTGATCATGCAGGGTCGCTACATTTTCGGCGACCTCGAAGACACCATGGCGATGTCGGATCAGATCGACGAATGGGGCCGGGCTCATGGCGCGGTTGAATTCGTCATGGATGGTCGTCTCGGCTGGCAAAGGATTTTGAAGAACTACGGCTGGTCAACAGTCGGCGTCATTATGTCAAAGGAACTTTAATTCATGTCTAAGAAGGGCAATGATACGCCGGCGACCACTACTACGGTTCAGAAGGTAGAGCTTCCGGCCTGGGTCGAAGAGGCTGGCAAGAACAATTACGCTCAGGCGCAGCAGGTCTCGGCCAATCTCGCCCATCCCTATACGGGCAACACCGTAGCGGGACAAAATCAGGATCAGTTCGCGGCCTATGACACCGTGCGCTCCGGCGGCAATCTTGCGATGCCGTCGATGCAGACCGCTGGCAATACGCTGAATTCGGTTCAGGGTTACGGCGGCCAGCAGATCGGCGCGGGCAAGTTCACTGACGCGAATCTCGGTCAGTACATGTCGCCGTACACTCAGAGCGTGATTCAGGCGGCGCAGAAGAACGAGGCCCAGACCCTCGCGCAGAACCTGAACAACATCGGCACGGCGGCGACCCAGGCCGGCGCATACGGCGGCTCGCGTCAGGCGATTCAGGAAGGCGCGGCGCAGGCCCAGTCAGCCCTGAACATGGGGCAGTTGACTGCTCAGCTTCAGAACCAGAACTTCCAGCAGGCTCAGGCGGCGATCGGTCAGGATCAGAACCGCCAGTTTCAGGCCGATCAGTCGAACCAGTCGAACGGCCTCGAAGCCCAGCGTCTTCGTGCGCTGGCGGCGGCGCAGGGCGCGTCGGTCGGACAGCAGGCGCAGCAGGCGAACCTTCAGCAGGCCGCAGCGCTCCAGTCGATCGGCGATTCGCAGCGCGCGTACGGCCAGGATCTGCTCAATCAGGACTATCAGCGGTACGCGGATCAGCGCCAGTACCCGATCGATCAGTTGAACATTCTCCAGTACGGCCTGGGTGTGACGCCGTACGGCTCGACCACGACCGGCACCTCGACGCAGACCGGCGGCCAGCAGGGTTCGAACGGCCTGGGTCAGATCCTCGGTGGCGCGGGCTCGCTGCTCTCCAGCTTCCTGCCGATGTTCGGCCTGCTCTCGGATGAGAACGAGAAGCGCGACATCGTCCGGCTCGGCACCGATCCGGCCACGGGGACCCGCGTCTCGGCCTGGAACTACAAGTCCGACCCGGCCGGCACCCCGTCGCGCATCGGCCCGACCGCTCAGGACTTGGAAAAGACCATGCCCGGCGCGGTGGCCAAGACCCCCGGCGGCCCGAAGATGGTCGATGCCCGCGTGTCTCAGGCGGTGTCCGGCTCGTTCCTGTCTGGTCCGAATGCCAAGCCGCCCGCAAAGCCGAAGTCATCGCTCGCCGCGAAGGCTCCGACCGTCAAGCTGAAGGCCCCGAAGAAGGGCACCAATTTCCTCGGACCCAAGGGCAAGTAAGATGGCTGTACAGTCTCACGTCGATACGGATAACCTGCTTCCGCGGGTTCGCAACATTCTGAACGAATTCCAGAAGCGGTTTCCCGAGGCAACGATCACCTCTGGCTATCGCGACCCGAATTACAACAAGAACCATGGCGGTGCCGGTGATTCGCGCCACATGCATCAGGACGCCTTCGACTTCAAATGGGCCCCGGGTACGTCCGACGTGACCAAGGCTCAGGCGGTCAACTTCCTGCGGGTTCACGGTGCTGGCGGCCTGGGGACGTACAACAAGACTGGCGACAAGTTTCACGCGGATTGGCGGCAGACCACCCCCGTCGCCTGGGGCCCGGACACGCACGCCACGAGCCTGAACCAGACCCCGGACTGGTTCCAGAAGATCGCCGCCGATCACCGCAACGGCGTGCGCCCCGATCCGCGCACGATCCCGCAGCTTGCCGCGAACTACGACCCGAAGCTGTCGAACGACCCGCGCCTGTCGGGTGTCCCCGTGGGCACGCCCGGCCGGATGACGCCTGAGCAGTTCCTGAAGACGAACGATGTCTCGTCGTTCCCGGCTGGTATGCGCAACAACAATCCGGGCAATCTGAAGTTCTCCGGCTCCGACTGGCAGAAGCGAAACTATCCTGGGATGGTCGGCCCTTCGGTGAACACCGACGAGGGAACGCCCCAGATCGTCTTCAACTCGCCGCAGGCCGGTATGCAGGCGATGTCCCGACTGATCCAGTCGAAGACCACGTCCGGCATGAACACGGTTTATGACCTGATCAACAATAAGAACGGCTGGACCCCGACTCCTGCCGGTCCGGGTGCGGCGGCAAACATCGCGAAGACGATGGGCGTCGATCCCAACGCGAAGCTCGATTTCTCTGATCCCAAGGTGTTTGCCAGCTTCCAGCGCGCGCTGATCACCCAGGAACACGGTGAGAAGGGCTCGCTCTATCACCCGCTCGTCGATGCGGCGGTGTCCCGTCAGCTTGGTCTGGCGGCTCCGGCTGATTCAGGTACCGGCACCCGTCAGGTCACAGCCCCGACCGGGATTCAGCCGCTGGCGTCCAGCGCGAGCGCGGGCGGCCTGCTGGGCTACGGCGGCAAGGGCTTCGGCAAGGGCATCGTCCCCACGGGCGCTGACACCGGCACCGGCTCAATCACCCCGGCCTCGGCTCCGGCGGCTCCGGCCCCGACCCTGCCGTACATGGCCTCGCCCCGTAGCCTTCCGGCCGGCGGGGAGGTGGCTCCGGGCGTTCCGGGTCTTGGTGGCGCGGGACGTGGCTCGTTCGGTCTCGGCGGTGTGACGGAAGCCCCTGCGGGCATCCTCGGTGGTTCGACCCCGGCTCCGGCCGCGGCGGCTCCCTCCGGCGCGACGATGGCGGCTGGCCGCATGGCGGCGGGTGACACGATGGTCCCGACCCTGGGTGCGCCCTCGGCGGGTGCCTTCGGGATCAACGGCCCGAACATGCCGGCGGCCCCGGCGACCCCGATCCTGGGTGCGGCGCAGACCACCGGCCAGAACTTCGACAGCGAAGGCGCTGTCCCGATGGGTGGCGACGAGACGCTGTCGGCGGCGAGCCCGGCTTCGACGGTCAATGCCCTGGCAGACACCACGGCCCCGACGCTCGGAACCCAGAACTGGGACTTCAACGGCGGGGTGGGCACCTCGACGACGGGCGCTCCGATCGATCCGAACGGCGGCTTGCTCGGCATCAGCACGGTGGCCGACGATTCCACTCCCGGCGGCGGATTCGGCGGCGGTGCAGGTGGATTCGGCGGTGGTGGTGCTGGCGGTGCTGGAGGCGTCGCAGGCGGCGCTGGTGGTGCCGTGGGTGGCGCAGGTGGTGCGGCTGGTGGTTCGGCCGCTGGCGGCGCTCCGGGTGGCCCTGGTGGGGCGGCTGGTGCCGCTCAGGGCAAGGGCAACGGTGATTGGCAGGACGCGGCGCAGAAGGCGCTGAAGGGAATCGTTGGCCTGGGGGCTCTCGGTGCCCGTGGTCCGCTGCACTACGCCCCGCCGGTTTCGACCCAGCCGACGCTGCACAATCCCGACGTTGCGACCCCCGACATTTACAAGACGCGCGACCGTCTCATTCCGATTATCCGCCCCCGTGGCATCCTTGGTTAAGGTGTAAATATCGCATGGACACGAACATTCTGATGGGCATCCTGGGTCAGGACCCGGGATCGACCGCAAGTGCAACGCCGCAGTACGCCACCTCGGCTCCCGCTCCCGCGTCTTCGGGCGCGGTGGCCTACAGCGGATCTGACCCGGAGCTTCGCTTCTACGCCGAACAGGGCATCGATCCGGAGATCATCCGGGCGAAGCGCTGGGATGCGCTTCAGAACATGTCGATCGCGCTGATGGCCGGCTCGGGCCGCGGCATCGACGGCTCGCGGCTCGGCGAGAACATGATCAAGGCGTACGAGACCGGGAACGATATCAAGCCGATCCTCGACACCAAGCACAGCGCCAACCAGACGGCGCTGGCGCGGGCGAAGCTCAGCCTCGAACAGCAGAAGCTGGCCATGGAAGTGGCGGCCCAGCAGCGCGAAGCCGCGGCCTCTCAGGCGTTTCAGGACTGGATCACCAAGGGCTCCGGCTCGTCGCCGGCCCCGGCTGCAACGGCCAGCTCACCCGGACTGGCACCGGTCAGCTCACCTGTTTCATCGGCGGCTTCGGCCCCGACCGCGGCTCTGGCGGCTTCGGCTGCTCCGGCCCCGACGCCCTCGACAGATTCCGTGATCACCCCGAACGGCCCGGTCGCCCCGTCCGCTCCGGTCATCGACACGCGGCAGGCTGCGAACGTCGTCGCCGCGCAGCAGGGCAGCCCTGCGGCGCAGCAGGCTCTGATTGATCGGCTCAGCCCGGACCAGCGCCGGCTGATCGGCATCACCGCGATGACCGACCGCAAGTCGGCTGAGAAGATGCTGTGGGATTTCTCGCTGAAGAACGTCTACACCCCGCCGTCCGACAACGGCGCTGGCTACATCACCCAGATGGACCAGTACGGCCAGATGCATTCGGTCGGACATATGCCGACCCAGGCTCAGACCGATACGGCGGCTCTGCACAAGGGTTCGATCGACGCTGGCTTCACCGAGTCGCAGAAGCAGTTGGACTTTGCCCGCGATCGGCAGAAGGCGGCTGAGGACGCGTTCCGCCAGCAGGGGATTCAGAACGCTCAGGGCGATTACACCGCGGGCCGCACGGCTCTGGTGGACGGTCAGAAGGAAGCCAAGGCGGCCAACGATACGATCGAAGCCATCAACGCGGCGCGCGAACTGATCAATGGCGGTGTGTACTCGGGCAGCCAGATGGCGCTGGCGAAGAGCCGGGCCGATGCGCTGCTGGCTCAGTTCGGCTTCGACAATCTGGTGGGCTCCGGCGATCAGGCGGCCCGCACCTCGGCGCTCCAGTCAGTGGGTCGTCAGTTGGCGAAGAGCATGGTCAAGGGTCTGGGTGCGAACCCGACCGATGCCGATCTTCGCGCGGCGGCCGAGATGGCGGGTGCCAACCCGGGCGCTCTCACCGAACAGCAGATGCTGCGAATCTTTCAGGAGAACGAGCGGGTCTCTGCGGCGAAGATCAAGGATTACAACGATCGTCGCTCAACGTTCGCCTCTCAGCTTCCCCAGGCTGAGCGGACGCGGATCGACGCGAACTTCCCGGCTGTCTCAGATCCGGGCCGCTATCACCAGACCGTGACCATGCCGAACGGCGAGATGCGTCGGGTCTACACGGATCGGAATGGCCAGTACCTGCGCCACGAGGTCATGAACCCGAGGGACGCACGCTAATGGCCGAAGTCACCCCCGACGAACTCGCCTTCATGATGGGTACGACGCCCGGGGCCACCACGGCTCCGGCGGCTCCCTCAGTGGATGACGAGATCAGCTTCATGATGCAGCGGCCGGCGGCTCAGGCCCCGGCTGCGGCTGCCGCACCGCGGGTCAACACGGACGAGATCCTGGCTCAGGAAGGTCTGATTCCGAACTCGGTCAAGGCGTTCTCGCGTGAGGCCCTGAACACCGCGTTGTTCAACCTGCCCCGCAACGCCTACGCCGCGTTAGACTACTACCAGGGCAAGGCCCCGACCTTTGACGAGGCGTACGCGCGCCAGAAGGCGATCGACGAGGCCCTGTCGAAGCAGCATCCGAACGCCTCGATGGCCGGAACGGCTGCGGGTCTCGTCGGCCCGCTCGCGTCGGCCGTCGTCACCGGCGGCACCGATGCGGGTCTGGTGGCCCCGGTGGTGGTGAACGGCGTCAAGCGTCTGGCTCCGGCTCTGGAGACCATTGCGCCTGCGATCGGTCGTGCGGCTTCGGCCGGCGCGTACGGGGCTGGTGCTGGTGCGCTGTCCGAGTACGCCGATTCCAAGGATGCGAAGAAGGCAGCCGTGGCCGGTGCGATGGGCGGTGCTCTCGGCGCGGTGGCGAACCCAGCGGTCGAACGACTCGGTGGGCGCGCCCTCGACGACGTGGCTCGGCTGATCGGGGATCGCCCGGTGCTCAAGGCGCTGAAGTCCGACACCCTCACTCGCCGGGTCGAACCGACCATGGAAGGGGGCCGGGCTCTGCCGGGTCAGATCGCCCCCAGCGAAGAGCGAATGTTCGAGGCCCTGAAGACCGGCGCGGCGGTGGCCAGCAATCCGGCGACCATCGGCGCACTCGTCGGTTCCCCGCATGGCATGGCGGGCGCGATGCTGGGTGCGGCATTGGGACGCGAAGAGGGCCGCAAGGTCGTCGGCGACCGGATCAACACCGCCCTGATGAACCGGCTCGACCCGGTGATTGATCGCCACCTGAATTCGATCGCCACCAAGTACGGCTCAGCCTGGGATCGCCCGTACCAGTTCCGGGCTCCGTCTCAAGTCGGGCGCGCGGCTGGCAACGGCGTGGATGGTCTACTCGGCCCGGGGGATCGGTGATGGCCGGTCAGAACCTCGGCCTCCTGGCTGACCCGGCCACGACCGGGTCCGTGGCTCCCCCGGTCCCGCCGGACAAGTGGCTTCTCCACAAGCAAATTTACAACGCCCTGATCGATCGGGGCGTGAAGCCCCAGGTCGCGGTCGGCGCGATCGGCAGCCTGATGGGGGAGAGTTCGCACGCCCTCGACCCGACGACGATCAACCGCAACGATGCCGGCCCGGGTAACCACAGCTACGGCTTCGGCCAGTGGAACCGGGGCCGGGCCGATTCCCTGTTCAACACCGCGAAGGGCATGGGCAAGGACTGGTCTGACCCGGCGGCCCAGGTCGCCCACATGGGCAGCGAGTTGGATGGGAAGTGGAACTACGTCCTGAAGGGGTTGCAGAAGGGCAACACCATGCTCGATGGGACCAGCGTGTGGACGAAGCGCTACGAGGTACCGAAGAACGCCGATTACGAGGTGCAGAACCGCTACCCGCACGCTCAGGCATTCGCCAAGGCGGTGCCGGAGGCTTTGAACCCCGGACACCGTTTCCAGTTCGACGGTGCCGCACCGGCTCCGGCCCTGATGGCTCCGGCCCCCATGGCCCCGATGACCCAGGCCCCACTGCCGCCGGCCCGTCCGCCCGAGTTCGGCGCATCAGCCTCCGGCTGGGTGGACCCGCCGGCCAAGGCTCAGCCCTGGGTGGACCCGCCGGCTGCCTCCCAGCCGTGGGTGACCCCGCCCCCGAAGGCACCGGAGCAAACGTACGACGCCTTCGGGCTTCTCGGGCCCGGTCCTTAA